AATTAGTTAGCTGTTAACTAGCTGATTATTAGAGAATCAACGGAACTACGGAACCGAGATTGGAAGTGCGCAAACACAACAATTTCAAACGCGTAGTACACTGTTCGTGCGAAGGAGGTGCACGACGGTACAAGAGGACAAATCTTGTAAAGGAAAATTATACGAGTAAACGAAAGTGAACTTTATGAACAAGAAATTGTTGAAGTATGAATTGGATAGTAAAAACTACAGATTGCAAAGACCACAAGGTGGTCGCAATGACTGAGTAATTATCTACAATTTAGAAACAATAGATTTGGAAATCATAAAGATTACAATTGATAAAATATAATGATTGTGAACTAATTGAAAATAAGTACAAAAGTGTACTATATGAATAAGCTAGGGAACAACGGAGGTCAGTTTAGCTGATCACGAGATATGCGAGGTAGGTGCATGGTGAGGGTAGTTTAGTGTATAACAGTATACTAACGTATGAATGTGATGACATTCATATGATAAGATCTAAAGGGTTTCTAGAATTGGAGAAACATAGTATATTGCGGGGAAGAGCAATATACCTTAAATAAGAATACTTAGCGGTATTCAAGTTTTTGCTTTACCCCCAAGAACACTCGTCTGAGAGGGGTATACATAACTTATAATTTTTGTAATAATAAGATATACAACATATAATCCAAGCACACCAATTATGCCGTAAAGCAAATATATAAACCAATCAAATTGATAAGTCGGCGAACCTTTTATTTGAGTTAGACGATTCAGTACATCTGTTTCTACCCTGTCCTTTCCTGTTTCTTCATTCAAGAACGCCAACTCTTCTTCGTCTCCCTTCTCTTGCTCTTTTAGGGTAGCTGCTAAATTTACAAAGATATTCTGCTCTTTCTTTCTATTTTTTAATTCATTATACTGTGTCGAATACTGTGACAAAACCGGTTCTATATATTGCTTTGCAATAGTGTCTTTTTCAGTTGCTAACCAAGTGTTACCTTCTAGCAGGGTGTAATATGCCACACGAGCCTTCTCGTACCCTTCGGGATCAGAGTCTTTGGTTGTTGTAGCTGTATCGAGTGCTGTTTTTAGACCATCAAGTTGTTTTTGTCTCTGGCATGCCATATCACAAACTGGAGGTAAAGAAGGAAGAGATAGTGTTGAAGGCTGAGGTGATGACGTTTGATTGCCCATTATTAGGTGTTCCGGAAATTATATAGTAACCTCCAATTACTAAAATACCTAATGCAATTAAGTGAACTATAGAACCGAGAAATGAACCAAAAAAGTAGATAACGGCAACACTTGCAACAAGAATTAATAACTGTTGAATAATGGGACTTGTTAGTCCTAGTTGATCAATGATGGATTGAGAATCTGTAATTTTATTTTGCAATTGTGAAACCGTACTTTTATTATGATCAAGTTCTGCCTTAGTTCCTCCAAAAGAGTTTTTAAAAAATCCAACAACATCCTTCACTTGCTTATTTACCGTCATAACTGTGGTCTGATTGTTGTAATCATTTTTGAGTTTTTTAATAGTAAGGTCACGCTGTTGATCTAAGTTTGAAAACATCGTGCCGGCTGGCTCAGGTGTTTTCACAAGTGTATTGATTTTTTCCGTGATAGTGTCGTAATCTGACATTCTCTTATTTAATATGTCTTCAAAAAACTGAGAGAGAGTGATTTAGTTAGTAGATACTGTGTGGGATTTACATCACCACCACGGGCTTTTAGGTTATCAACAAATTGAGGCTTGGGCTCATTTAGTAATGTAGCGCCTACAAGAGCAACCTGCTGGCGACGCATTGCCGTAATAAATGAAGCATCCGTACCAGGACCTTTCTGAACGCCATTTTTCATATTAAACGACACCTTAGCAGTCGGCATTTATTTATATGTAATAAAATGTAATGGACATCAAAAAATTTCAAGATTCTCGGAACACAAAATTGTCTGGTTTCGAGAAACAATATGCATCATTAAAAAATCAATATTCGAGCGCATTATCTAGTGCGATCAAAGAGCCAGATGTTAAAAAGCGCGAACCTCTAGTTGAGAAGGTTCTTTCAATAAATGGTCAAATGTCTGCGGCTGTAAAAGACTTTATGTCTTCACTCAATGAAGGAACTGAAAAATTTGACCCTAAAACACTTTCTGATTTAACAAACGATCTAATTCAATATCAAAAAGATTATAATGAAATTAAAGAAAGCAATGATAAATTGCAAACATTAAAGATTATACAAAACACAACCGATGCTAACTTATCAAGCGCCGAATTGATGTATAATTTATATTTATTTGGTCTTATTGCATTAATATTCTTAGTTATTTATTTAGTATTTATGACACCAAGTCAAAACATATTTAGCACAATGGCAGCAACCGTAAGCGCTCCAGCAGTAAGGTAGTACGGTGTATAATTTGGAGCTATTGGTGTTGTAGTTTGAGGAACTGTACGCATTTTAGCAGCAGATAACTCATCGCGACTTGCTACAACATTTCTTTTTGCATCAATTGTTTTTGATTTTAAATCACGAAGTTTGCCTTCTGTTCCTGACTTATAAAAATTTGAAATCGTTTCATTCTGTGCATCGACTTCAGATTGCATCGAAGCAATAATATTATCCAATCCTTCTTTCGCAGACTCATACGCTGTCTGGTAAGCTTGACCACCTGTTGTTGCATACTGTAAAAAATTATCATGATAGCTACGAGTTAGCGTCGTAAACTGACTATCCATTGTATCTAATGGTCATAAACATTTGCCAAGCAATAACGATAATGTACGTTTGTTGCTGATGCTTCGTCTAGTCCCGATACTTCAACCAAATCACCTGGGCGTGCTCCAATCCACTTTCCCATGGCATCCTGTGAATCGATCCAAGGACATTCATGGGGATCTTTGATATTAAACTTCTTCATTACCGCAGATCGTTCTTCCTGTGGAAGAATACGGTGTTTAGGCACATCACGATGACGAGGAATATCAATTTGTAGCTTTCTGATTTCAAAGAGCTGAACAAGCATATTTTCAGGTTTGGCAATATAGCTACGGAGAAACGCAAGAACTGTTTCAGACGACTTAGATACTGTAACAACAATCATTCCGTTTGTATGTCCGTTATCAGATGCGTATGCAATAAATGATGTCAGATCATTTACGCTAACACGAGTTTTGTTGCCAAACACAATCAACATACCTCCAAATGTATACATAGTCGTATCATCTAGCGGAGTACCAACTAGTTCAAACCCATCAGCATTGAATCCTCTAGCGGTAAGCATTGATTTCAAATTGTCGAGTGCGCGATCCTCTGGACCTTTAAATTTAGGAAGCTCCATATTTGTTATCAACTTAATATGAAAAATGGTTAATCCATTTTCCACATATTAGAGTAAATGAAGGATAACTTGACATATGTTGTACTTCTTGCCGTTGTCGTATTAATTGGATATGTTCTTATGCAGTCAAAGGAGTCATTTGTACCAGAGTTTCTAGAACAGGGTAACGTAAAGGCGACCTCTGGAAATCGCCAGTCGTCTTATGATCAGAAGACAAATCACTTTGTAATGACACCTTCCAAACCTGAACCGGTTGCTGGCGTTGAAACTCCTTTTCGTGTAAACATGCATAATTCATTTATGACTTAACAAGGACCATGGCATTATTTGCAAACCATCCCATATGATAACCATTTCTCATATGATCTATCATATGTCTACTCTTATCAAGATCAACGACCCATCCGAGAGAATGAAATCGGCGAATCCAGTCAATTTTCCAACGACAGTTAATATGACCCGTTCCTCCCTGCCCAGGAATAGCCGCTGAAAAAATAATTACATCAGATAGTTTTGTTATGTTTGTAAGAACCGGTAGCCAGTTTGCATCATCAATATGCTCTAGTACCTCTAAACAGAGACTTAGAGTATTTTCCTTTTTAGAACGTTGAAGCGGCTCTGTCAGATCAAACTGTACAACATCGGGGCATAGTGCAGCATTTACCGCATCTTCTGCAAATTCATATCCAACTGATTCAATTTGTGGAAGGCGTTTCTTTATTTCATTCAGATAGAGACCAGTCGAACAACCAAAGTCTAGAAATGTGGAACACGGAACATGGCTGGCAATATACTCTGCAAGGCGAACTGCCTGAGGATATTCGTCGTTTTCAATAGATTTGTGAAAGTCGCGGTCATACATTTTATTTAAAGCTATGGGCGAGATGTTTAAATAAAAATGAGATTTCATGCATTTGCTCTACCCCACACGATTACGCGAAAGGACTATTCGGCATGTGCATTCACTCAAAAAGTTTTAAAGTTTTGTAAAATGATGACTGAGCGTGGTCACACTGTATATCACTACGGCCACGCAGATTCTGAGGTTATCTGTACGGAACACATCGCCGTAACTGATAATGAAGTTCTCGAGAAGGCATATGGAATTTACAACTGGAAAAAGAGCTTCTTTCAACACAATACTGCAGATCACGCTCACCAAACATTTAATCAGCGTGCAATTATAGAAGTAGGAAAGCGAGCTCAACCGAATGACTTTGCTCTATGTTTTTGGGGATATGGTCACCAAGCTATTTTTGAAGCCCATCGTCAACTAATCCCTGTAGAGCCCGGTATTGGATGTCCGAATCCGGTTTGTACGCCTTACGCCGTATATGAATCGCACTCAGTTATGAACTTTGTTTACGGAAAGTTTGACAAGTCACCTAAGTTCTACGATGCAGTAATTCCTAATTATTTTGATGTGAAAGATTTTGATTTTTGTGCTACGCCGAAAGATTACTTTTTGTTTGTTGGTCGTATTATCGATTCAAAGGGAATTGGTCTTGCTGTTGATATGACAAAACGAATTGGTGCGAAGCTCTATGTTGCCGGTCAGGGAGATCTAGCTGCAGCATGTGGCGGTACTGTTCCGGATCACGTAACTGAAATTGGTTATGTTGAGCCGCATCAGCGTAAAGAACTCATGAAAAACGCAAAGGCCCTTATTGCACCTACCCTTTATAACGAGCCGTTTGGAGGTGTTACAATTGAGGCTCTATTTTCCGGAACACCGACAATTACGTCTGACTGGGGTGGATTTGCAGAGAATAACCTTCACGGAATAACGGGTTATCGTTGCCGCAATATGGAACAGTATATCTGGGCGTGTAAAAATATTGATCGTATTTCTCGCCAAGATTGCCGTGATTGGGCGGTTAATAACTTTAGTCTAGAACGTGTTGGTCGCATGTATGAGGAGTATTTTAACACTCTTCTTAAAGTACACGACGGCTCGGGTGGATTTTATGCAGAGAATCCTGATCGCACTGATCTTGAGTGGTTGACTCGCTACTATCCTACAGGATCAATAAAGCAGCCTCCGACGGCTTCTGAGGAACAGTTCCTGAAGCCCGATGCTGTAGTACTAAATCCCAAACAGTCTTGAAGCTTTCAATATTTTTAATTAACCATTCTGGATTATGATTAATAGTTTGTTGCTGTATTTGCGAAAGTTCCCAATAGAAAATGCGATGATCATCTTCTTGATTAAATATTTCAGATCTCCAAACAGGAACCGTTCTGGAATCAGTAAAATGTTTATACGTAACAACTCCAGCGTCTGTAACACCAAAGAATGATTTATACTGAGCTTTGGAATCCACCCACTCAGTATAGGTTAGCTCCTTAAACTTCATCTCGACAAACTCACATTGTGTGATACCGGCACATTCCATTTGGAGCTGCATTTGACACATATATTGAGCAGATACGGGGCTACCATCTAGCACACGACTAATCGGGCACTTAATTTCAATGAGTCGATTATGAAGCGGATGAGTAGTATCTACCGAACGCAAAATACCGTCTGGCGATGCTCCGAGAAACGAATACGCTGGATGAGGAATACACGTCGTATCTACAATATTAATTCCAGGATTTTGAGAACAGTAAATATCTTTTGCAATTTGTTCAAAACGAGTTCCCCATACAAGAGATCGTGATCCTGAACCTTCTGACGAACGAGGTGCAAGTTTTGACATGATAATTTCATGTTTCATTGCAGGCGTAGCATCCACACATGCTTTAACAATTTCAGATGCGGTTAGCATCTCACCTCGCTTTTGATGCCATTCAGCTGTTCTCTGATCATTTTTTCCATACTTTGCAATCAAATCATCAATAGCGCAGTTCATTTATTTTATAACCTATACTAGTATATAAACCGAATCCATTTTAATGTTAAGAATGAAAACTATCAATAAGATGGAAATTCAATCGCAAGAGCAATGGGTATTATACCGTCTGGAAAAGTTTTATTCAAACGCTGAAAACTTTCAACATGTAAAAAGTATTCTGGATGGAAAATCAAAAATTTCTCTTCGTCTAATCGACTGGTTTGTTACAAATTACTCGAAAAAGTATAATGTGACATATGTAACAAAATCTCAAAAACATATGATTGTATACCTATCCTATAAGTCACATCTAAAGGCGTATAGTAAAAAAATGTTTGACCCATTCTGTCGCTGGAAGCGTATTAAGTTTCACGAGATGGAAACAACGGTTGGCCAGCTAAACTTTTTTGAATGGGCGATCACAGATGAAGTTCTAAAGTATCTAGAAGATCACCAAGAAGAAGTTCACAAAGATATGGAGAATCGTCTACAAGATTCTAAAAAGAAAGAAGAGCAACCAAAGAAACGTCACGAACTTTCAAATTCAGCTACAAAATCTATGAAGCATCACGATACGCGTGTAACTATTTCATTTGATTAACTTTATTAGTAACAAATGTTCTCAAGACTGAGATCGAGTCTATGCTATAAAAATTTATCTCCTGAGATTGCTAACCATGATCAGGATATAGATGCAGATGAATGGGATTATAATGGTCGTGTTGTATATCGTGGATTAGTTGACCCTCAATATCAAAAAGAAAATCTTTCTGTTTATTGGTTATACGATTCTGATCTAAAACGCGTTGGACTTTCTGAACATGAAAAGGACAACGAAGAAAAATTTGAAGCACTTTGGTTTCGTGAGAATGATTTTTCCACTTTACTGCAAGAAGATTGGAAGTCGCTCGATAAAACAATTTGGTCTTTATTATCTCCAGAAGCATATCAAGATTGTTTGGAAGATGAGTTTGAGAATATAATTGATCGTACACTTTTATCAAATGTTCGCCTTATAACTCCTTTATTTGTAGAAGACACTCCAACTATATATGAATGCGAAAAATGCAATAAGAAGTCTATCTCAGAGATGAAAACATGTTCAACCGTGAAAAAAACTTATATAACTTCTAATTCTCTTCTTTTTATTGATTCAAATTATATTTTGTATGTTCCTCCGACAAATTCATCTATCTGGTCTAAGCTGAAGCTCCCGACGCCTTCTTACGACGACTTACCGGCTTCTCGCTCTGAACAGGCTCTTCCTGAGGAGCTGACTCCTCAACTGCCTGAGACTCCTCAGCAGGAGCTACAGGCTGAACCGGAGCATCCTCCTCATCCTCCTCCTCAGGACTCTCATCCTTAAACACATCCTTAGCAGTTAGCTTACTCTGAGGATATACACGCGCAAACGTAAGACGCCAGGTAATACCGAAGCTACCACCAGAGATCGTATAGACACTACCGCTGATTACTAGACTGGCACTGACTCCCTTAGGGAATACGCTTGAGAGAGAATCGGGAGTAGCATAGATCGGATTGCCATTTCCATCTGCAATGTCAGCCTTTACACTGCCATCGTAGACGGGAAGCTTCACTCGGAAGCTAGGCGGATACTTACCATTCGGTACGCGCTCGCCGTTAACAACGTCAGTTGAAAACTTCACAATCTTGGAGAAGCTATCGCGGATAGCCTCTAGAGAGCGCTTCTTACCAAACCATTTGGTACTGTTCTCGAGCGCCTGCTGAATAACTGTCTCCTCTAGATCGAGAAGAAAGTTGTAAAGAGCACCAGTGTCAGAACCATCCGTGCTACGAGACTTTGCATACTCATCGCAGCCCTTGAGAGGGACACTGATTGAATATGACTTAGCTCCAGTCTTGTCGTCTACCTGGGTCCAAAGACCACCTGAAAGTAGAACCTTTGCGGGTAGACGAATCTGAAAACTCTGACCGCCGTGCTTCATGTTAATCGAAGGGCTGCGATTAGGCTTTACGGGTCCTACTACAAAGTTCATCTTGCTCATGTCGATGTTGCTGGGTGATAGAATAGTGATGTTGCTGGCCATTTTATCTTGTTGTACTTTCTATACCACAGATTCGATTTAAATCCGTTTTTGATAAAGATAATAAGTATGCCGTTGTGCTCGGCCTGTAAAAGTTTAACATCAATGGATCGATGCACATATACAGCAATGACGGGTACGATATTTTGTAAGCGTCACATTAAAGTAAAAATTCCACGTGTTTGGTCAGTTGTAAACAATATTGATCCAAAAGTTATTTTGATTCAAAAAATATGGAGGGGATATCATATTAGACATCTGTTGCGTCTGGCAGGACCAGGTGTATTAAATAGAACAAACTGTGGCAACAAAGAAGAACTGTTTACATTTGATGAAGCTAAAACAGTCAGCCCCTTTGATTATTTTGCATTCGAAGAAAACAAACAAATATACTGGTTTGACATCCGAAGTATATTACAGCATCTTGATGGCGCAAATGAATTAAAAAATCCATACACACGACAGGATATACAGTCAGATGTCAAAAAACGTCTACATAAACTTCATGTCTATCGTCTGCATAGAAAACTTCCAACTTTTCACACAGATGGTCCGTTTAGGCAATTAGATGAAATAGTTGTTAATCGTTTCAGACATATTTCACACATTTTACAAGCAAACGATTTTTTTGGAATTAGTCCCGAAACATTCATGTCGCTTGGCCCTATCAATGTTGATTTTTACGTAGTGTTCTTGCTTCAGGGGTTTACCGAATGGGCACTGGAACATGCTGGTAAGCGAGAATCACGCAGACACAAGTACTTGATTTACATTCACGATCTCCCAATAAAGTTTCAACATTGCACCTATAAGCAGTATATGTATGTTCTTTCAAATATCCTTCTCTTTATTTTAAATGATTGTTCGGATCCATTTCATGCATGTTTTATAATTATGAGTGGATTTCACAGAATGTGATTTAAACAGGTCAGGATATATGTAAGCATACCAACCGCGTTAGAAATGCCTTCCTCTTCTTCTTCAGTTATTTCAAACAAGATGGCCAAGGATACCAAGACGACCAAGACTGCCCCGAAGACCGATGCCGCCGCCCCTGTAGTTGTAGCCCCGGCCGCGAAGGCCCCCCGTGCGAAGGCCGCCTCCAAGACGGAGGTTACGGTGCCTGTTGTTACCGCCCCTGTAGTTGCCGCTGGTGAGGCGGTTGCCGTTGTTGAGGATACGCGCACGGCCGATGCAATCCTCTCCACGCTACAGGATACGCTAAAGGCGATCAGCACGGAGATGACGACGCGTATGCGTGATGCCGTGAAGTCCGCTCTTGAGGCCTCCAAGGCGGTCAAGCGTGAGCTTCGCAGCAAGGGCAAGCGTCACCGCAAGAACCCGGAGGACATGACCGTCGAGGAGCGCAAGACGTACGAGTCTCGCCGCGCCAACAACGCGTTCCTCAAGCTCCGCCCGATCACGGATGAGCTCGCGACGTTCATGGGCCTACCGTCCAAGAGCCAGAAGAGCCAGACGGATGTAACGAAGTTCGTAGCCACCTACGTCAAGGCGCACAACTGCTTTGACCCGAACTTCAAGCGCCGCATCCTACCGGACGCCAAGCTTGGCAAGCTCCTCCGCGTCAAGGATGGCCAGGAGGTTACGTACCTCAACCTCCAGAGCTTCCTCAAGGTTCACTTTGTCAAGCCGGTTGTGCCTGCGTAAATTTCTAGTTTTTTGAAAACTAGTGGTGGAGGAGAATAACTAAACTTAATAAATTACAAAACAGATACCAAACGGTTATCTATTCTGTAAAACGGAAAGAGTATAGACTCATTTGGTGTAGATTAAATAAGATGGAAGAAGTTCCCGATGCAAAAAACTTTGTTGAAACCCGGTTTTGCATAACAAACTATCAACGTTCTAAACTACACCTCGGAGATAATACAAGCGGATATCTGCGAGGTGAAGGACTTGTGTTTCTAATTTATACAGATAGTTCACAAACGTATGAATTTATCTACAATAAGGAGAACAAAGAATTTGGTGAATGGAAAGGTCACCTTGAAGCATGTTGTAATATGAGCTGTGATTACTATGGTTGTGCAGCAAATTATAAGTAAAAACGAATTTAAATAGTTTTTAATTTGACTTGTGATAACAAAATGTCAGTCCCTCAGAAGAACTCTGGTAACAAGAACAAGGGGCAGTCGGCGAGTCGTGATAATCAGGATCGATTGATCCGTAATTTTATTGATGATCTTGCAAAAAATAAGGGATGTGTAGAAGACGTATACATTGGCAAGATTAGTAAGATGTTTGGAAACAGTCGTGTTGAAACTGTGTACCAGAAGAAGGTAAACGATGAAATCTTGGTAGGTGTCGTTCAGGCGGCAATTCCTGGAAAGTTTCAGGGACGAAACAAGCGTCATTTCTGGATTGAAACCGGAAGCTTGGTTCTTGTAGCAGATACAGGTCTTGGATTTGAAATTGTTGGCTTGCTAAGCAGAGATGATATGCAATTAATTAAGAAGTTCACAAAGATCAATCACAATATTTCGGGAGATGAAGTTATTGATGAAGTATTTGAGAAAGCTGACGAGGAAGAACTAAACGTTGATATTATCTAACTCAGAATCTGATAAAATCATTTCATGAGGTAGCTCTAAGTATAAAATTGTACTGAAAAATGGAGTAATGCGGTTGTCAAGAACAGCTGCACGTATTTTTAAATTTTTAGTTACTGTGGTCAATAAACGGTAAAATAATTCATCTTTCTTTATTGTATTTTTAACCTTCATTTTGCAAACTTTACCATCCCATCCGCACAAATTTCCTTTACACAAATTCTTTGAAAACTGACCACACGGTTTGCGAATCTTGCTAATAAATTCTCCAGGATTTTCAATATCAACAAACATTGTAGTAGCAGAGAACCATTTTTCTAATAAGGTTGATGTTATCTTTTTATTAGAAAACTCAACAGCGTCCCGAAGTTGACTGTAATCGTCGGTCGATAAGTCCTTTGCAAGTTGAAATAATAAAAATTCGAATACTTCGGAAGAATAGTTTACATCACGATATACGTTTTGAAGATCAGCAGATGGCTCGCCAAATACTAGATCAGTTTCACCAAATTTTCGAACTGTGTCGGTAATCTCATCATTTTCATGAGTAGTTTTACCTGCTTCAGGCTGAATAGGAATAATTAGGCCAGATGCGGTTACAATTTCAACTTTACGATTTTTATTATCATATACATCTTCCCTCCAAGAATATCCTTTCGAATAACCTTCTGCAATTGGAAGATAATTCATTACATCCTCATATGAAGGTAAACTAAATACATCTTTGTATCCTGATATTTTTGCTTGTCTAACATCTGGTAACTGTGATGGCTTAAATGGTAATATCATTTTACCTTCAATGTAGAAAGCCTGACCCCTTCCAAATGGATCTAAAATAATCGAATAAGTTTCTGCATCTACTTTTCCAAGAATATCCGGCATGATACTAAGTGCATCATTATACGACGGTACTTCGGTTCTACATGAAATATTTCGCAGGCGTTCTACTTCGTGTTGTGTTTTAGTATTAAACTGATCGGTATAAATATTTGATGAATATGCAAAAGAACGGCCACTTACAAAAATACGCGAAAGAATGTCAATATCCTCTTTATTTTGAAGAACAATTATTGCACGATTCTTAGGGCGTGTTATAACTGACGAAAACATACAACCCATCGTGTTAGTATCTGTATATATCCGGAATACATCACATTGCAATGAAAGTGCAGCATATTCTAGTTCATGTATAGGTGATAGCTCATTTGCTTCATAAGCATCTTGTATTCCCGAAATAATTCTTGCCATGTTTTTTTTGAGAAGATCATCCTTTGAAAAGGGAGTAAACTCTTCCAACATATCAAATACTTTTGCAGCGTGAGAATCTGAGACACGTTTCCATGTAGATATAAAGGAACACTTTAAAATTGTAGAAATAGATTCAACTGGGGATTTAATTATAATATTTTTTATGTTAGCTTTTGGAGATAATAATGTAGGAAGTGTTTTTGCAGCATGACCTATTCCCACACGAAAATATCCCGAAACACCAGAAGGAATACGTCTTCCGGAACGAACTACCAGTTCGTAGGTTTCATCAATATATAACGAATTGATTAGTCCAGCTGTTAAAAATGCAAAGCGATATTCCAGTAAGTTTGTTTTATTTTCACTCAAAACATAGTACTTATCATCTTCGTCTGTCTTTAATGCTTTCTTACGGGGACTTTTATAGCAGCATGGAAAATTACCCGTCTTTGTAAATCCAGGATATATCAGTGCTTTATCGCGTTTAATTACTGTAAACTGGCGAACATCATTATCGTCCGACATTCGTATTTTTCCTTTACATTTCGGAGACTTGGGTATCCCATCAGATTTATCAAGTTGATTTTCCTGCAATGGTATATTATCGCGAACACACCAATACTCGGGACAGATTACACTTCCAGAAGGATTTTCTAACTTTAGAAGACGTTCCTCGTCTAAGTATGTTGTAGGATCGTATTCTGTGTTAGTCAATCGTTCAAAATCGGCATCTGTTAAAATAATTGGCTGGTGCTTATGTTCACATTTTTTAGGAAATACAGGAGTGTCAAATGTTTTGGGATCAAACGCACGTAAACGTTCGTTGAAATAACTATACTTTGTATCTTGCTTTTTCTGCCCTGTAGTAGTACGAGTAACAACTGTAGATACATCTTCTAATTTCTCTTCTTCTAGATAGTCAAATAGATCACCATAATCTTGCGTTATTTCAATTGCTGGTTCAACTAAAGATTTAACTTCCACTGTTTCCATTCGCTTAGGACATATTTTATCTAACTCGTCGGACTTAGAAGTTGACAATATAAATCGAAGAAGATTCGCATATTTGATAGCTAAATCAAGTTTTCCAACTGATGAAAAAAGTAGATACTCGGGTTCAATAAAAAGCAACGGATATCCCCGGAACGAACGATCGGCAAGCGATGGATTTTCTGCCAATTTATCGTCAAGTTGTTTCAATAGCTTAATAGCTTCATCTGCAGTAATATTTAATTCGGTTTGAACATCTTGAGTGCTCAAAAATCCCTGATGTGAACGCATCTGTAAAAGTTTAATTTCAACTGCACTAATGTTATCTGCAGTATGATCTGTTCGTAGCAAACGAAATGTGTCTGTTTTATCCATAACTCCGAAGAATGAGGATACACAGTTAAAACGTCTTAAATCAAGTTCATCATCAATTGGCTTTCTATATTTAATTAAAATTGATAAATCGTCAAGCTTCCAACGATCAAGATCCAAATCAGCCATATCCGTAAACCCAACGACAGCATCAAATGACACGAGCCATTCGTGTAACTCTCGTTTTAACTGATCAAGTGTTTTTTTGGATTTTTTATCACGATACGTTGAAAGAATGATATCGGATGATGTAATTGATATACGATCAAAGTTATCTTTTGATGTTCCGCGATACATAAGTAGCGTCGGACGATTGCGCTGGGGTTTAGTAGCATTGACCCAACCCTTTACCATGGCAACATCTACAATTGGCGTTTTATTCTTCGTTTCTTCGCTATAAAATTTATGACGATTTGTTTCAGTTCGTGATGTAAAAAATTGAACATAAGGAACTTCGGGAGACACTGTTAATCCATAAAAAATTTGTTCAAATCGTGTACGAATTGCAGATCCAAAATCTGTGGTAACAAATGGAACAATAAACCGAGTTCTCTTTATCGAAACAGATTCTTCTTCAACAACTTTTAGTTGTAATAGATCATTTAGTAACTTATTATTCTTTGCTAGTAAATTTGCAGTTTCAATGGTTAATCTTGCGGGTGTACTTGGTTGTAAGAACGGATAGTACGCACGAGTCACTTGTTCATCCGTTTCACTATATGATTTTACTATAAAATCTGTAATATCATTGCTCTCATAAAATGAATATAATAAACTTTTTAGTTCTCCGATTGGAAGAGTTGTAGACGAAATTTTAGCGGATGATTGATCTTTAACTATAAGAGGCATCGTATAGGATTTTGATTCATCAACTCCCAATATACGATATTCAATAAAGTCCTCTGCTGGCATAAATAACTTTGAAAGATTTTCAGGAACAGATAGCCAATCTGCACGATCGTACGACTCAAATGGAATTGATAATGCGGGAATACGATACTGTCTTTGATATTCGTTAAACTGATCTTTTTGAGTAGGTTGACCGTTATAAGATATACGATCAAAGAGAGCCTCCCACCGACGAGGATCTTTCATATAATAATCTTTTGGTAACTTAACACCAACAAGAATAAATAAACGGCTTGGATGGGTATCTAATGCAATACCAATTTGTTGACGAACTGTTTCAATCATATCGTCTTCAAAAAATGAAACATTAAATCTTTCTTTTGTATCAAATTTGACAACTCGCCGTTGTAACATCTTATTTATTAGAGCGGAGAATCTGTGATGGTCATTCCGCAATATGATGTTGGTGATCGCGAATAATTAACCTGCTTATAAATTCCTACTTGGATACCATCTTGCAATACACGGCGAAAATTGGTCCAAAATTCGGGAGTGTGTCCAACTGTTGTGGTCATTAAATGAGACATTTCGTGCAAAATAACAAACATAATCGTATTTTCATCTACTAATTTTTTAGTAGATTTGTCACGTAAGCAGACAACTATCTTTTCACCTTTATTTTCGGAATACGATGTACTATCTGCGTCCAAATCGTTTTCAACCATGTTAGACGGATTGAATCGATCAACCATTACCTTCACACGCGGATCAGCCATTGAAGCAGGATCTGATTTGTAATGATTGATTAACGAATCCAAGTTTGACTTTATTTTTGCCATTAAATTAGCTGCGTCTTGTTTATCGGGTAGATTCTGAACATGATAGGTGTTACCATCACTCATGCTTCGAACTTGTGTTGTATTTGTTGGACCTCGAGATGACAGAAGTGCCAGAGCAACTCCTGAGCCTACCAAAGCGACAGGCCACATTATTAACTATTGGGAAACGGTTTCGCAAAATGGATTTTAAAAAATCAGATTAATGAATAGAAATAGATACAGACGGCTAGCTGTAAAAAGACTAGCCACATAAAAGCCGCTAAGCGGTTGACTGGCTGTCAAGATTATGGACAGCGGCCCGTAAGGGCACTTCATTTGAACCTATGCCCCTCGTGGTACGGTTTATAGGGTGCACTTGGGTACAAAACGCAGACCCCTCGTGGTTGGTTTCTACCCAAGGTTGGGAGTTTTTGTTTTTACGCCTCTAGGCCACGCTTGAACGGGTTAGCCTCGATAGTCGTGTTCACGAACGGACCAACCTTGACCTGGGGGTTAGGTGTCTCAGAACGGACATCCCAAGAGGCATTTCGGTTCGTCTGTGATACACCGGCGATAGCTGTGTTCGTGTGGTAACCAGCATCGAGGAAGTTCTGGCCCTTTAGGTCACCCATGCCAGCCGGATTTACAGCGGCAAAAGAAGCACCGAGACCACCCTTCGGTAAAAGCTCATCTGCACTTAGAGTAGACTCAGAGTACGTAGACTGCGAAGACGGGTGGCGAGCCTGTAGAGACTCGGTCGGTTGGGCATTGGATCCGCCACCATGAGTAGCCTTCGGGAAAGGACCGCTATCCGATGAAGGCCCCGACACACCTAGCTTCTGGCCGAATACTTCCATGCTCTCACCCATGAAAGACTTACCTGATGAGTAGCTTGACATTAGATAGAACACCACAACAATACCTCCTAAAACGAGGGCGAGACGAGTTGAGGAAGGCTGGAACTTCATTACGTTTATATCCAAACAAAGACAAAAGTTTTGAAAACGAGGATACGCATTTTAGGACGATTCAAATTTATAGAAATAGATAAGGGATGGAGGCAATCATTTTTGCCGTAGTATTAACTACATCGATATTGTCAACATTATACTTGTTTGGCATGAGCCAGGTTGGATTTCTAAAAAAGAACTGGGTTCAATATCGTTGTAATCCAATTTATATGCCGATGGCGGGAATGGTTGGACAAGACATTGTTACAAATTTTACACAGTGTACTATGAAAAGCTTTCATGATTATGCCGGATTTGTTATGGATCCTGTTATGGCCGAAGTCAGTGTAATCACGGACAGCGTATCTGAAATAGCAGATGGAATGGATGAGATGCGTGGTATGATGGGGAGTGTTCGTGGCGGATTTTTGGGTATACTTGGAACTGTATTTGGAAAAATTCAAAATGTAATGAGTCAAACACAATATATTATTATTCGTATGAGAACATTGATGGCTCGTATTGTGGGAGTATTGATGTCATTTATATACGTGTTTTATGGTGGAATGGAGACGGGTGCTTCAGTAATGAATGGTCCTATTGGTAAAACGGTTGAAATGTTATAAGAGTAAGAATTAATGTGGTTGTTTGTTCTATTACCAATTTTTGCAATAGCAACGGCACTTGTATTCCATGCTAGCTATTCAATTGATAAAGTCAAATCAAATTGGATACAATACCGATGCAATCCGATGTACATGCCATTTTCTGAAATGATCAATCCCGAAGTAACAGTTAGTGAGAATTTTGAGTATTGTATGGGTCAGATGAGTGGAGAAATTGTAAAGATACCAATCGATGCTGTCCACGCTATAACCGGAACAGCGACCGATACAATTTCTGAGATGATTGGACCTCTTGATTTATTTCGTCAAATGTTTAGTCGTCTACGTATGTTTATGCTGAGTTTTACATCAACAACTCTCGGAAAGGTTTCAAATTCATCAAGTGTATTTGTTGGATATTTAATCAAGATTCGCGATATCTTACAGCGTTTTGGAGGTCAAGGTTACATTGCCTCGTATTTAGCGTATGTTGGTATATCATTTATTGAATCATTTGTTACACTATGTATCTCTATCATTAAGGGATTTGTATATGCTATGCTTTTGATTGCTATTGTACTTGCATTATTTCAACCCGAAATTCTTGCATTAGTTCTTGTGATGGCATCCATGTTAGCAGCTGCTGGAGCGTAAAAAAATCGTATTAAAGCAATAAGTAAAGAATGATTGGTAAAACCGAACTTGTTGTAGCATTTTTTGTCGCAGCCGTTCTTGCTGGACTTTTCGTAAAGTTTGGTTCTAGTTCGCCGGTAGGTGCTCGTGAGAATTTTATGCAGCAAGAAGTGGGCATGCCTCTAGCGTCGGGTGGAATAGGTCCTTATGATGGCGTTAGCATTGCGGGTGCTGCCGGGTTTATGGCTACCGAACCCACGTCAGCTGGTGGAGTTTCTCCTGTCGGTGCGTCAAGCGACCCCAATAAGCTAATGTATCTTGTTGGTAATCAGGTAGATACCAGCTGCTGCCCGTCGTCATTTAATACCGATACAGGGTGTTTGTGTCTAACAAGCGATCAGCGTGATTTTATGGCGTCTCGCGGTGGCAATAAAGTATAAACTTAAAGAGATTGTATAATTAATAATCTAATGGACGCACGCAAAATATTTACCGATTTTTTGATTGACTTGAAGTCGACATTTCCGGCCTTTAAGTCAATTGTTGATGTAGATATTGAAAAAACAGTAGCAGAACTCGAGGTTTTTTATTCGGATGCTCTCCAAATACTTCAAAAAGATGTATCATTTTTTGATAGTCCTCGAGTTGTATTCGGGCGAAATCTTTCAACTATTTGGGACACAACAGAGGAAACAACTGCAGCTATTTGGAAGCATCTTCAACTGTGTATGATTGCATCATTTTTACATGGTGACATGAAGAGCAAGATGGGTAAGGTTATGGAAATTGCTAAAACTATGCTTGGAGATCGTGGAGACGCCGTTTCTAAACTATTTGAAGATGAGTCAACAGAAGGGCGCTTTAAAGAAATTATTGATTTTGTCATGCAGACTCGGATCGCTAAGCTTTTTCTTTTACTTGTCGAGCAGTTCGATATGAGCGAATTTGATATAAATGTTGAAACCCCTCAACAGTTGATGGAAATGATTCAGGATCCAGAAAATCCTATGATTAAGAAAGTTATTGCCAAGGTTCAAAATCTTGTTCACGATAAGCTACAGCGTGGTGAAATAACCAAGGAACAAATTGTAAGCGAAATTGAACAGATCAAGTCAAAGGTTGTACTTGCATTCGGTGATGTTTTTAACGATATGTTGGGTCTTGGAGGTAAAAAAGATAAGGGATCTCGTCCGGTGCTCAATACTCCTCAGGCTCGTGCTCAATATAGACGCGATCGTCTCCGAATGAAGCTTCAGGAAAAATACAAGAAGTAGAAAACCTCGCCGTAAAAATAAGATGACAGAACAAATTTGGTTCAAAGATCCAGCGATTCTGTTTACTCAAACAACGTGGAATCGTTTTGTTCCTACGGCCAGAATGACAACTGCGGAGTCACTTAACGCTGTAGTTCGATTTACGGTGTACTTTTCAGTACTTCTGTTTATATCAACCGGAGTTAACGCATATGTGCTCGCCATACCTGCTGTAATGGTTTTGACTCTTGGACTCTATAGTCTTTTTCCTAATGGAAAGACGATAGAATCATTTACTCTTCGTGCTGCAAAGGCCGTAAGTGGTTATACAATGCCTAGTATCCAAAATCCGTTTATGAACGTATTACTTACTGAGATAAATGATGATCCTAATCGTGAAGATGCAGCTCCTACCAATCGCAAAGATGTAAAGAAGGCGATCGAGGAAACATTTAAACACACAAATGATCTTTTTATGGACACAACTGATGTATTTGATCAGACCCAAGCTATGCGTACATTCCACACGCTACAGTCTGCCAAAATTCCGAATGATCAGGATGGATTTCTACGTTGGATGACGAAGGGATTTGATGAGATTGATACATCATCAGCACCTCCCGCTCGTGGTGCAAAAATATTAAATGAAGGATTTGTTCAACAGAAGACTTTACTTACGGCTCTTCCGAATGGTACGACGCCGCGTCTTACGGGAACGAGTACGTCTGTGGCGACCTCCGGATTTGCTGCCAAGTAATTTCTTTTTTAATTCGGCTTTATCGGTTACCGAACCATCAAATCGATTCGCAATTTTTCCATCTTTAACGACAACCATTGTAGGAAATCCACTAATACCCAGCTCATCTGGCGTATTGTCCGATGACACATTCTCCATATTCATA